AAACGCCTAAAAACCGCTTATTTGGCAATGCACGAGCAATTTGTTCAAATATCTTACCGCCTTTATTCTCGTTGGTGTTTATCAGTGTTATGTACTCGTTCTTCGCTGGGTCAATTTTTAGGTCATAATGCCGATAATCAACGGGAGGCGTCAGTATAAAGTTATCCCAATTATATTGCAATTTCTCTTTTAGCCAAAAAGAGTTATACACAACGTGTTGATTGCGTTCTGCGTTAATGATTTCTGGGTATGGATGGCTATTATGAATTAAATGAAATACTGGTTTTTTGTAAAGTTTGGCTGCTCCAATTGTCCATCTTGTATAATCTAAATGCGTAAAAATTGCATCTCCCCATCTCATTAAATTATCAACTACGCTTTCATTTGGCGGAAAAACATCAACGCCATCAAAAACATAATTATTTTTAATCTTATAATGATTTGCTTGATGCAAAAGCACTCTTACATTATGTCCTTTGCTTATTAAATCTTTATTAATGTGGTGTAACATCCATTCTGCGCCACAATTATGTTGCGGAGGATAAAGATGTATTGAGCAAACTATATTCATAAAAAATTATAATTTAAGTATAATCCATAATAACCATTCATTTTAAATGGCTTCATTAATGGGTAACGATCAGTAAAGTTAAATATTGTTAAGTCAGCTTGTTGATGTATCTCGTAAATATTGCCTCCTACCGCTTCTTGCTCCATTTGATATGGAACCGCAACCATGCAATATATATGTTTTGATGTAATATCATCAAGTAAATTTTGTGCATCATTTATGCTCAAATGCTCTAGCACATCACCAAGTATTAAATAGTTGTAAGAGTTATAATTAAACTCTAATATATCTTGATTGTAAACATTTTTATACTTATCTCGTAAATCAAATTGATCTATGTAAGGCTCGTAAACCTCAACCGCATCAATATTTGTAAAATCTTTGCAAAGCAAATCGTAATAGCTACCCGAACCTGGGCCGACATCTAATATTTTAATATTGGATGAGAAATTTTTTATAAGATGATCTTTAAAATCATCTTTGAAGTAATTGTATGAATAAGGCATAGTAAAAAAAAGGGAGACTTACGGGTCTCCCAATATTTAAGATTTATCAACCTTAGATTGCACCATAGATACAAGCTGAAGGCTGGAATTGCATCAAATCGCAACGAGCTTCGCAACGGAAAGTGATCAAGTTCTTAATGAAATCATCTTGATCAAACTCTGTTGAACGAACTGCAAGTCCGCTCTGTTGAGCAATAGAGAACTTAGTTGTGTCAAGAACATAAGCCTTAGACGCAGTAACCAAGCTATGAGGAACAACTGGAATACCCATCATTCTGATGTTACCTTGAGCATCAATTGTGATACCACCAGGAACAGAGTAAGAACCACCAGAAGGAACCGTCTTTAGGACGTTTGCCCAACCGGCGTGCGTTGTCAAGATAAGGTTTGCGTTCCAGTTTGCAGAACCCAATTGAGCAACATAATCTACAAACTTCTCGGCAGTGTTAGCACCACTAGATACACCAGCAGTTGCGCTAGACGCCAAGTCATTCAAGTAATATGTATCTTCTGCTCTTTGGAAATCTTCGATCAAAGATTGCTGCAAATATGCGTTCAAGAAAGGAAGATCATCAACCATTTGGCGAGATACCTTTACATAACCAGCGATGAATTGCAACACTTTGTTTACAACTGTTACATCGTAATCCAATTGTGCTTTACCAGAACCTTCAGTTTGCTTACCGAAAGAACCTTCACCAACTGGTGAGTTACCTCTTGGGAAAGATACTGAACCAGTTGAAACTGGGATGATGTTGAATACACTTCTCAAGTGTGGGTTTACGAAAGCACGAAGTGCTGGAGAGTTGATGTAAGAAACATAAGGATTACCAGTAAGGTTAGAAGCCTCTGTCATTACACCTACGGTTTTAAGATCCAACTCGAAGTTGAAACCTTTACCATTTGATCTAACTGCTTCTTTGATTGAATCGTAACCTTTTACGATTGCATCACCGATTGCAGATTTGATCTCATTGATGTGATCATTGTAAGATTGTGCAACTTTCTTAGATTCAGTAGCACCAATTTTACCAAATGCAGATTTAGCAGCAAGAACTTCTTCTCTTGCTTCCATGATTGTCTTGTTGTTTTTTGCGAGTTGCTCGTTGATCTCTTCAACCTTGCTTTCGAAAGCCTTAGCAGCTTTCTCGGTAGCAGCAGCAACTTCAGCTTTCTGCTCGGCCATTTTAGCCTCAAGAGCAGCTTCGAATGATTTAATGTCGCTCATTTTGTTAAATTAAAATTTGTTTATAATATTTATTAAAGACTCAACTGGAACCTCTTCTTCTTTTTGCTGCAAAGGTGTCTCATCAACTGCCTTTGTGCTACTCATTCTTTCGATCAGTTCTGCGAGTTGTTTCACTTTTAACATACACAAATCTATTGTTTCATCCGTTACATCACTATTGCGGATAAATTTCTCAAAAGATTTGATTTGATCTTGTATTTGTTCAATGTTATTCATATTCTTCATGCCTAATAATGGAGTTGCTTCATTTGCTCCCCATGCGGTAAGGCTTGAACCTTCAAAAAGCATTACCTCATGGATTTGGTTTGCATCTCCACTTTTTTGCTCTCTTAATGTTTTAAAGCCGATTGAGTGTTCAGCAATAAGCCCACTCTCAATCATCTTAATATAATCTTGACCAAGATTGTGTTTACCAATCTTGCTCTCATAATAAAGTCCGTACTCATCCTCTTTTAACACTTGTATTTTACCAAGTGGCTTAGATGGGTCATGGTTAAGTAGATGCTTAATTCTTCCTTTCCCCTCTGGTCCCCAATCTTGGATTGAGCGTTTAAATGCGCCTGGCATCATTATATCGCCATCGCTATCAACGTTACCAAATGCGGAGAAATATCCAGTTACTACTCCTTGCTTTGTATCAACATCTTTAACCTCTAGGTTAAATGATTTGTAATTGTATATCATGCTTTTTCTATTGTCTATTTGCTCTAATTTACGAATTGCCCAATTAATGCCCGCATCACCTCCCCAAGCGTCCCACATTAACCCTCCGCAACCCTCTTCATAAGGAACATCTTTATATTGTTGATGTCTTTTAAATGATGCCATTCTTGCAATTGTATCGCGTGATAATTTCTCACGATTTGCAAGTTGACTAGCTCTTGTCCAACCTACTGGAGTACCACAATCGCTACCATTCTCCTCTTTCCATTTAATTGCTCTTTTAGCATTGTTAGTAGCTGCCTCTGGGTAATCGTTATAAGTCTCTTCTTTTAACTCCAAACTTTTCTCTCCCTCTTGCGCCAAATAAGCCGCATAGGCACGCTCCGCGTTATCACGCGAAGTGTATATGCACTCACCTTCTCCGATTCTATATTTGCCGTTTGAACAAGCGTATATTGGCATAGTTTATCTTTTCATTATTAATCTTCCGTTCTCATCTCTTCTCGGCACAAAACCAACCGTACATCGACAATTGATCGTGAAGCCTGCTGGAGCATTTGGATCGCCAGGTTGTGCAGCTAGAACTGTATCACCTTTTTTACCAGTGGATGTGAACGGCTCATTAAAAGGAACTGTTGCACCATCCATGTGAAAATGATCGTAAGAGTTTCTTGGAATCCTACGAGTTCTAATATCACGACTAGCTATCCAAACCTTATCTACTTCAAAGTTATGCAATTTTGCGCCTTCCATTGCGGCATAGTTACTTGCACGCATGACCTCCGTTCTTGCTATTCTTCTTGCTCTCATCATTGCATATCCTAACTCATCACTTTGTACGATTTGACGACTTATCTCATCTATACCAAGTCCCTCTGCAACTCCTTTATTAATGATGGCTAGTAATTGCTTTTTTGTTGTTTGCGTTATGTCTGCTACAAGCATAAAGCCATACTGCGCCAAAAATTGCATGATCGTACTCACAAAGTCATTATTGAGTCCAAATGGATCTGCTGCTTTTTGACTCATGTTTCTTACTGCTCTAAATGATGCGTTACCAAATAATACTGCTGCCTCTCTATAAAGCTGCATCATTATTTTCATCATCTCATCATTCCAAGCATAAGCACCCATAAGTGTTTGTGCAGCACCCGTACCATAAAGCCTCACATCACTAGCTACTTTCTCTAGGTCTTTGCTAATTGCCTTCTGAAATAAAGAACTATATTTTGCATCGAGTTGCCTACGAAGCCTCTCAAACTTCACCCAATATTCGCTTCTTTGCTTCGCGTTCATCGATGCACTTTTGTTTATATGCTATCCTCAATGATGTCATCATCCTCTTCTCTACTGCGCATTGTTGCTCGCTCTTCAGCTTGGGATATTTCATCATCGTTTGTTGATGAATCTCCTCTTCGGTAGTTTGCGATGTTATCCATGTCAGATCCCATGTCATCTTCTTCTTCGCTTGGTGGTATTGTTAAGTCCATCACCGCTTGCTCAATAGGAATTAAGCCGCTATTGATATAAGCATACTCAAATGCCCCTTCTCTCTCTTGGTAGTTCATTGCTACGCGCTTTTCATCCATTGTCAACCAGTTTGCATCGCGAAGTGAACGAACCATTCTCTCCATGTCTTGCTGCATCTCTGGTAACGCCGTAATGTCGAAGTCAATAAAATAATCTTCACCATATCTAGGCACGAGAAATTTATTTAATTCATCACGGAGCTGACAACACATTGGAATAATTGTGTTGGTAATAAGATCACGCATTGCGTTTTGATAGTTGTTGTATGATGATGTATCAACATCAAACAAAACTGCTGGAAGGCCAAACACCCTACACCACTGGTGCATTGACATACGAAGTGTGTTTACTAGCTCCATGTCAACACTAGATAGACCAAAGTTTAAATAGTCCCATGGTGTTTGCAGTACTGCAACTCTTCCCTTATTATCTATGCCGTTTAGATTCTCATTAACGGCTCTTTTTATATCATTTGCTTGCTCAATTGTAAATGATGGCACGATGCTACCAAGTGGCTTTGGAGTAATTGCTCCTTTCGCTCCTCCATTGCCAGTCATTGTTGCACTTGCATCCGCAGCATTGTTACTCATGCGAAGCGTTTTATAAGCTGCACGAAGTGGAGATAGTCCACGAAGATGCGTTCTGCGTGTTGCATCGAAGTCTGGATTCCAACTACGCCACATCATCACTTGCTCTTTAGGTAGATCAACACCAGCACCAATTTGCAACTTATATCCCGCAATTGCATACACATCTTTTGGGTCGGGATAAATCTCTAGGAACTGCGTTGGTAAAATATTAAGCTCACTAAATGTGCCACCCATCTTACCATCATTGCCATAAATATTTCCCTCACCACTTAGGTATCTATATCCAAAAAGATTCTCGAAGAACTGATCTTGCGATTGATAAGAGTTAGGTTGCTCAAGAAGTCTTGCTAATGGCGTTCCCATCACAATATTCTCGCTATATGCGTTTTTACGCGCAATGATAGCTTGCTCGTATGCACCTCTATGTTGTACACCTTTTACAAGTTGCTTATATCGCATTAAGTTTGTGCGAGCCTTCTCACCTGGGTTTAGTTTATAAACATACCAAGGAATTGATGCACTCTTGCGTGCTAAAAAGCTCACAATAGAATAAACATCTGCATTACCAAGATAACCTTGGTTTACATACTCTATCCCAGTATAATCTTGTATTACCGAACTATTGATGCCGACCATTTGCACTGCGCTAGTCGGATAAGGATTGATGCCCTTCTTTTTGAATAAATCAAATAATCCCATGTTGTTATATTGCTCCCCAAGTTACACTTGGGATTGTTAATTTAGAATATATTGCATATCTCATCGCATCACTAATGTGGTCATTAAACTTAACTGGTTGATCAAGTTTATTACCATTCCTATCCGTTTTCCAACGATAGTTTTTTATCTCCTTTAGTAAATTTACGGAATCTTGATGAATGTATAGTGGAGTTGCCTTAACGGAACGTATTCCCTCAAGTACATCCTTATTAGCTGGCTTCGCATTTAGTCCTTGTCTTACCAACTCTTCAATTGTTTTTGGCTCTGCGGCATCGCAATAAATTTCATCAAACTTATCTATGCCCAAAGCTACAATTTTTTCTACTAAGTCATTTGTAGTGAGTTTCGTTTCGTATATCAACTCTTGTACATACGCCGCATTTTCATAAAACACAACTTTCACAAGTGCGCTTGGTAC